GAGATTCGTTTAGAATTGCGCTTTGGAATACTCTGTCGGCAGGAATGCGGCGATCATCCATGTTTTTGATATTTGATACCAGCCGCGCAACGATTGCACGCTTTTCAAACTTATCTGATTGATCAATGCGAAGCTGACGAGCTTTCTTATAGAGATCGCCACCTACGCCTTCAGTCGCAGCATCAATCAAATCTTTCAGCGCATCGCCATATGTAGAATTAGGTGTTCCTGGCTGAACGGCCTTATTGATCGACTTGCGCACATCTTCAAGCGCACGGATGGAAATCAACCCAGAGCCTGCCGGGTCTTCCATGCGCAATTTCTCAAGCGTTGATTGCAAAATCGGTGCAAGCGATGTTCGCGTTGTCGGCGTTTGCTGATCAATAAAATTGACCAAATCATTATAAGAAACCATCTCAGCCGTTTCACCAGCCTTATCAGCTTCAGTATATGCAACTCGAACGCGATTCTTGCTTGCTTGATAGCCCTGTGAAAGAGCCTTGATTACTGCATTGCCAGTGGACGCAATATCTGGAGCCTCTGCGCCAGTCATATCAATGAAGCGATCAAAATTCTGCAATGCTTGAAGATTGTTTTCTTCAGCACGCCTGCGCAATGGGCCGCCAAGTTCGCTAAAGATTTGCTCTTTCTCGAAAGCCAATTGTTCAGGATCGCGTGCAGCAGCACCACGCGTCAATTGAACAGGAACCGGAAGCCCTTCAGCCTGCATAAGCCGAATTTCTTCAGGCGATGTTCCCATTGCGCCTCCAGAACGACTTGTAATGGTTTCGCCAGCCTCAAACATACGTGGTGATGTGACAGCAATTTCATCAGCAGCAGATACCGCCGCAGGAACCGCTTGAGGCACGCCACGGAACGTTGAAACGGCTTCGGGAAGAGATCGCGCAAAAGATTGCGCCTGACTAACAGCACCCGCCGCAGGGATGCCGCCAGCAATCGTTGCAGCGATCTGTGCTGGCACTCCGCCACCCTGTTGCCTGACGATCTCTGCTGCTGAAGCGCCGCCAATATTTGCAGCGATCTGTTGAGCAGGTTGCGTTGCCAATATCTCAGCAATTTCACGGCCAGCGGTAGGCAGCACGCGTGCAGCGCCCATTGCGCCGCCGACACTTGTTAAACCGCCTATGCCAGCGCGATTGATTGCAGTTGCCAGCGGATCACCCTGCGGAGCGCCGGTTGCTTCGCGGAATGTCTGACCAAGATCAGTTGTAAGATTGGCTCCGGTCAGCGCATTGACAACAGCATTTGCTGGATTCGCAACGATGCCAAAAACGTCTCCGACGCCCTGGGCTATATCACCAACGCCAGCGTAAAATGCTTGACCCAGATCGCCGCCAGCAGGTGCTGCTGCTGCTTCAGAAGGCGCAATGTACGGCTTAAATCGTATGTTCTGCCTTGTTGTTTCATTCTCACGTAGCGCCTGAATGGTTTCAGGACTCAATCCATTGCCTCCAGTCAATTGACGTGAAAGCGCATCAATCTGCTCGATTGTCTGATTGCCGGCCCATGCTTGCTGCAAGGCATTAGTAATTTCAATGTCGCGATCAGTCGCAACAGGGCCGCCGTCAGGCGGAATATTTATCTCAGGAGCCGAAACTCGCTCTGGACGATATTGCTCCGGCAAGCTTTCTGGATTGCGCTCATATTCCTTGCGCCAATATGACTTTACATCTTCAACCTGCTGCTGCGTGCCGAATGGCTGGCCGACAACAAGCATTGGATCGACGTTATAGACAGGTGATTGCGCATCAGAAGTGAAGCGATCTCGCGTAAATTTATAAGCCTGATTTTTTTCCGTAATGACCTTATGCAAGCCCGATCGAATACTTGTTCGAGCAGCATCGGTAAACTTGCCATCAGATGCACGCAATTCACGCAATGCGCCTTGAACGGCGGCTGGCAGTCGCGCATCGGACGCGTTGATGTTTTCCATATCGCTTGCGCCGACCGTGCTTTGCGGGTCGATAGTCTTTGCGTAGAGATAGAGCAGCGTCAAATCTTCATTTGGCCCAGTTTTCAACGCAGCGACATAATTGGGGAATGCTTTTTCATAATCCCTAACGGCATCTTCGCCGCGATAAGCATCCCGCAATTCCTTTACGCGTTTGCGCTCATCTTCACTAACAGCACGCGCTTCCGAAGCTTTGGAAATTATGGCGCTTTCTTCGGCGCGAACAGCAGCTTCTTTGGCTAGTTCGAAAGTGCCTGCTTCGCGTTCCTCTTTAGCGGCTCTTTCAGGAGATTTTGGCAGGCGATAAACGCCGCTTTGCACAGAAGGGCCAGCGATCTGTTCACGAGGAACGCCGCCAACAACAACATAAATTTTGCCGTCGCTACCCTTGAGCTGCTGACCTTCTTGATACTTTTCAGCCATATTTAATCACCATATCTACGTCGAGAGCCGCTTACGTCAGGAGCCTGTCCCCATCCGGGGAAGGTTACATGAATTGCGCCTTTGTTGCTAGGGATAGCCTTAACGCCAGGATACATCCTGCGGACAGTGGCAATAGCCTCTTGCATGGACATTCCCTTCGGCGGCATGAAGTCCAAAGCGTCACCTATTGGATGCGATCCACCTTTGGTCTTGGTCAGCCCTTGAGCAACCAATGCCTCTTGATGGCGCTGCGTTCTGAATCCGCTTGTCGGTGCGAAGCCCAGCTTTCCAAGATCGGCAATCGGGTTAATGTTACTGCCCTTGAAAGGTGCCAGACGGCTTTTCCGTCTGACCTCCTTCAGGATTCAATGGGGTGAATGTCACGCCTTTTGGCGCTGGCTTGCCGGTGAGTTTTCTATCTCTAATGAACTGTTGAATATCAATTAAGTCGGTGTCAGTGGTCATGAATTTGCCCTGAGACTCCCACCAAACATCAGCTTCGTCTTTGCCATCCTTGCGAACACGGGCTTGATATTCTGCAAGCGGTGCAGGCATATCAAATCCATAGATTTTGTTAATGCGATCATATTGTTCTTTGTCTGCATAAACGGCAAGCAAGGAAGCAATCGCGCCACGACGTTGTGTGGGATCGCCCTGCATTCCCCGATAGGCTTTAGCCATATCAGTAAGCTGTTGCGCTTCAGTGGTCATTCCACTTGCCTGAGCAGCCGCAGCAGCATCTTCCGCTTGTTTTGCAGCGCCCTCCACGTCTCCAACAGCATCAGATTGCAGAACTTGAATTGCTGTTCGCGTAAACAAATTGGAAGCTGCTGGCGTGACATTTTTACGGATAGTGGAAATTTGCTCAACCATCAGCGGGTGCTTGGCGTAAAGCTCTTGCCACTTTTCAGGCGTTGGATTCCGAATTGTGCCTTGAATGTCTTGCAAAAAAGCGGCTTGCTGCTGCTGCTGCAATTGCTGATTTTGGCGCTCTTGTTCTTGTTGGCGTTGCACCTGACCGATCTGAACTCCCTGTAGGAATCCAGCCAAGGGATTAGGCACGTTGATTGAATAATTGTAAGGTGCGACCATTAGAAAATACTCGGATTTGCGGCGATCAAAGCATCTGCGGCGGGTGTCAATCGGCCAAGGTTGCTTGGGGGCTGGCGACCAAAGGCCATTCCGCCAATTGTTGCGAGATTACTAAGCCCCTGACCAAAAGCCTGCGCTGATCCCAAAGTAGCACCAGCGCGTGCAGCACCACCCTGACCAAGCAATTCTGCAATGTTTGTTGCGCTGGTTAATCCACTAGCGCCAACACCAGCAGCGGATTGCTGTCCAAGCTGCGTCAATCCACCTAGGCGTTCATATTGCTGGTTTAGGAATTGATTCAGAAGGCTGGGTCGAAACTGGGCCAATGCCCCTTGGATATTGCCGCCGCGAAGTCCGCCAGTAGCAGATGCTTGCTGGAGCATGGCTTCTTCACCCTGACGGGCCAATGCCTGAAAGATCGGGCTTTGTTCTTGCTGTGCAACGAATGCAGCCTGTTCTTCAGGGCCGCGCAATCCAACCGCGCCCATCATAGATTGAAGCGCAGGCGTGCCAGCAGAAACATAAGGCTCAAGCAACCTGCGAAGTTCTTCACGGGCCAAACGCTGTTCAGCAGCGCCAGCCTCTGCGGCCTGCACCTGCTGTCGCCCAGCCCTTTTTGAAGCACTCGATCCGATTGCAGCCGAACCGACACTGGATGCAGCCATTACGCCGGTAACTGGATCAGGCATCAGACATTTCCTTCATATAATCTTCGAGGCTTTCGCCATATAGCTTCAGAACAACGCAACCAATATCCATCGCGGCCTGCACGCCATGCTCGATCTGCACAGCGGCTAGAACCATATCATAATAGCCAGCACGCCAAACGAAGCTGGTGGCACAAGCCTCGCCTTCACGCTCAACAACGTCAGAGGCTTTCCATTTCAAAACAGCAACGCCCATCAGTGGGATGAGCATGTGCGCGTTTCTTTGATAGAAACCATTTGCAGGAAGGCCGACCAGTGCGTTCCAGATTGCGCCGTCAAGATCATCTCGATCTATCGAAGTGCCGTCTGCAATATCATCAAATAACTGAATGACTTCCCAAAGCGCAATCAGCCAGTCGGAGGCTTCATCCGAAAGACTGAGTGTCTCGGTAAAGTTCCGCCTAAGCCAGTATTTGGGGGAGCCATCCTGCGTCATTCAAAACCCTTGAAGGTGAGCCACCGGCTGCTCAGTAACGCTCGGTGGCTGAACCATAACACAGTCAATCTTCGAATTCAAATTCTCGCTCTTCCCATGCTTGACAAGAACGAAGATCGTGGCAGATGAATTCAAACTTATGGCAATAGCCGCGAAAGCCAGCCTCAACGTCCCACTGGTTCCAGGGGATACGTTCCATCTTGGCCTGTGTCATGGTTGAGTTGTCGTAATATTCGCAATTGGAGCAGCGGCGGCGACGGGCTTCAGTCTCATCGCACTGCATGGCCTTGCCAAGCGAACGCCAGTATTCAGGGTTTGCACCGCGCTCGTTGCTGGGCTTTTCAGGGCCGAGCATCCAATCGTCGATCACGACTTGCGTGTTCTTCTTATTCTGCGAGGCAGTGATGAACGGTTCGCTTTCACGCAGACCAGCAAAGCCTTCGATCATGATCATGGGCTTCTTCATTATGCGATCTCCCTGCCAGATGCGCGAATGTTGATTGACGTGCCAGTGCTGGCAATCGTTGAAATGAAATTGCCGTTTGCAAGAACCTGGCCGACCAATTCGGGGAAGGTATATGTCTCGGACGGCTGAAGCGTCTTGGTCTTGACGATCAGGTTATCATTTCCTGCGCTGCCAGACAAAGCCACAAGGTTAACGCTGATCGTGCGTGCAACCGTGTCGTAATTGGTCGCAGTGAACTTGTCGATGATCGTGGTCACGTTCGTCGCGGTGTATTGCGTTGTCTGCGTTGCCTCGGCTGTTTTAGCCGAAATCAAAACCCTTGTAAGAACAGCCATGTTAGACCTCCATTGAACTGATGTTATCGCTCACCGTCACAATTACAGACGGAGTTGCCGGATGCACGGCTGTTGCGGCTTCATACAATATCTGAACGGAAGTATCATCAACTTCCCACATTAATTCAATATAGTCGCCTGCGTTAAGCTGGACTAGATAATTCCATGCAGCCAACAATTCTGCGTTATTACCTTGGAGGCGAACAAATCCAGTACTGTCGGGAACGTTGACACCATTCTTGCGAAGCCAAATCCAGACCAGCCCAACGCCGCCTGTGGTCTTGTCCAACTGTGCAGAGAATTGCACATTATAAACATTAGGGCGATCTACATAGATGCGCGAAGTTGGAGATCCGATGTACACACCCTGAGAAAGATCGGTTGTGTTTATCGTCATTGCATAAGCGGTATTGATTGCCGCTGCCGTCTGCGTTGTCGTATCATAGAACGATCCGAAGCGCGGTGTGCGAAACTCTTTAGGCGGCGGCTGTTGCTGCAAGCCGGTGATCTGGTCTTGCAGTGCAGCTATGTCGCTTTGCGTCGGCGCTTCAGGTGCATAGGCCAAAAGTTGCACAAGGCTTTGCAGAGCTTCAACCTGGCTTAACGCTTCGTTCGCAGATGCACCAGCATTACCAGCCGAAACGCTCACGTCATCAAGCGTTACCGTATTGATGGTGTCGACAATCTGAAACAGCTTTTCGAACTGCTTGATCTGCTCATGATCCTGAAGGAACATAGCAAGCTGATCGCGTGTCAGATTAAGGCGGAACGGCGTAGCCATTAGAACGCCAATCCCTCGATCTGGGCCTCTAGCCTAGCAAAAGACATATGCGCGTCAGAATTGCCCTGAAAGCGTTGTATGCGCCAATTACGCATCCATCCCTGCTGGAACCACACAAGACGCTTTGCACGCTGTCCCTGCTTGCCAGCTTTGATGAACTTCTGCTGGCTCCACGTCTGCCCATCAGTGGAATAGGACGTGTTGATTGTTGGATCGAGACCATATGCAGCCGATCCAGTCAAGCCGACCAGTTCAAGGTTCGTTATGATCGCGCCGCGCCCTTCATTGTACAGAATGGTCGTTGAAAATTCCCAGCGCACTTTTACCCCATAGTGCGAGGAAATATCCTGCGTCATGTAACCGACGTTGTTGCTTGCTGGATCGCCAACCAGCCATTTGTCATAACACCAGACCAGATTGCGTGCGCGATACTGGCTGAAGTCAACAAGGCTGCTAGTCAGGATGAACCAGACGGGCTGGCCGAGATCTTGGCTTGCCGATGCGTCATAGACCAACGTCTTGTTGGGAAGGTGAACATAAAGATGTTGGTGCGATTTATCGTTGCGGGATTCCAGTTTCACGCTTGCCAATTGCGCTTCGGTATAATCCAGAAGCAGCATATCAATTTCTTGCGTGCTGATCTTCTGCGTCTGCGAATTCGCGCCGACATAGATTCCTGGGGCCTCGTTAAAACCGCTGCCGAGGAACGCAATGTTCTCCATATAAACGCAACAGCCGTGGGTGCCAATGACGCCCTTTTCGATCTGTGCGCCCTCGATGCGCTGGAACGGGAATAGATCGCCGCCAACGTTATCGAACACTTCGATGGTGTGACGGTTCAGCGCGTAAATCTCATTGCGTAGCTTGAGCAATGCAACAACTGGATCGGGATCAACTTCAGATGATCCGTACTTAAGCGGATTGACTGCCAGCGGGTTTCCGAGATCCGTGACAACCAGAAACTCGCCGTCCGTGGTCATCCAATAACCATCGACCCATACCGTGTCTAAGACAGTGCCGAGATCAGGGTCGGTGTTCTGCGATAGCGTTGAGGTTGCTGGATTCCAGAAAAACAGATTGCCGTTTGATGCTATACCCAAAAGGTCAAAGTCGTAATCAAGCGTTACTAGATCGCCATCGTCGCCAACATCTCCAAGGATCGTGATCGTGCCAGTGGAACCGACAGTGACCAACTTGGAACCCATCACCCGATAGCAAACGCCGCGCCAATTGATTCCGCCGCGATCAACGCCAGGGCCTGTGCCATTAGCAATCAATCCATCAGCGGGACGCAGAAAGCCTTCGCTGATCCCATTAGTTTTGGGAACAGGGATGAAGTTTATAGGATATGACGTGCGAAAGTCAGGCCCGCTATCCGTAAAGATGCCGTTGATGATTGGAATCTGAACCATCTTATCTTATCCAATAATTCTTCGGCAAACGGTTGGCTGCCTGTTCAAGCACAGTTGCCCATCTGACATTGCCCGGCTCGTAATGCCCCAGAGGGTCAATTCGATCAACTGAACATCCTTCTGGGCGAGGGCCAAGTGCATCGTAAAATTCATCAAAGCTTTTGAATTTGAATTCAACATTCTCATAAGCTGGGTGATGGGCTCGACCTTCTTTGCAGCGCCTTTTAGCCCTTGAATAGCTTTTATAAGCCGGAAGGCGATCTGGATCATTTTTAATTCCAGATCCTTTTCGAGGATGTGACTTGTTGGCAAACCTGTCCTGATTCCTGCACGGCTTACAAAATAATTCGCGCCCTTCCCTTTGTGCTCTGCGGACAACATCACCACGGGCCTCTCTCTGATTGAGGCAGCGCGGACAAGTGACTGATATTCTCAGATTGAAATTTGGCATTTGACACTCCTTGTAGAGTCATAATGCTAATACCAATTGGAACTATTGTCCATTTAATCTTGTCAGCCCAGAAGGCCGCGCTCATCTTGCCTTTAGCGATGTTCTTTGCGTGCCGAGCCTTAAAAGATGCGCGCTTCTTTTTCATAGCTTCAGACTCACCCTTCTTGGGCTTGCCAGCAGTCTTCGCGCCCTGCTCACCAAATCGGATCGTCTTAATCGTATCACCTTCTTTGGCGACAACGATATGCGACTTCTTCGGATGGTCAGGCGTGCGCTTGGGCTTATTGAAAGCCGAAACACCAGCACGGGCGAGGCGGCTATCTTTTTTCAATTAGCCGACTTTCCAGACAGCGCCATCGCTATAAACGGGAACCTTGTTTGCACCGCCACCAGCAACGGTTGCGCCGAAAGTCGCTGTGCTGCCATCAGTGATGAATGCACGACCACCAGTCAGGCCGACAGCGTTAGGAAGCTGCGCAAAGGTCGAAGGCGTGGTCTGAACCGAAGTGCAAACAACGCCATCCATGTTGGCTTGGATATATTCAATCAGCGTGGTGATTGATGCGCGGCGGCTATCACCCTGATCGGGAACCCACAGAACGACATTGTTACCGCCTGAGACCTGCGTGATCAGCGGAAGCTGGTTAATAGTCGGCATTGATTAACTCCATTCAATAGGGCCATCCGGCCCAGCATCCACGGGATCGACAGGCGGATAGACGTAAGGATTGTCCCAGCGCCACGGCTTGTTACCCTGACCAATCGGCATGGTTTCAGGCAATTGTTTCTCAAGCGGGAATGCAGCGCGTTGCAAGAGAATGTTATAGGCATTCTTTGCCATGACTTTTGTGTCGGGCGAAACGGTCTTGCCGTAGCCTGGGGCAATGCGGATAGCGAGGTTAGTGATAACCGCTTCCCATGCACTGTCAGGCGTGTTGGTCTCTGTGTCCAGATCGCTGTCTTGCGGACTGCTTGCAACGGCATAGCCAAGACGAACGCCTTGCGCGTTCCATTCCATCATCATGGCGTCCAAGCGTCGGAGAGCGCCCTCAAGCTGTTCAGGCGAGAGATCGAAGACGTAATCTGCTAGCCCTATTTCCTCAAAGGCCGCAGTCACGAATTGTCTTTTCGTGTATCCCATGACTACCTTCCAGAATGCTGCATAAGATACATCGCGGCAGGTGACATACCCTCTGGCCGTTGTTCTTCTTGCATTTCGTTTGGATTGAATCCGATCTGGCTCCAATATCGCGGATATAATTGCGCGAACTTTTCCGCCATTTCAGGCGTTTCAAATCGTACAATGTTCCGACGCCGCAAAGCCTCATCAAATGCGCTCTGCCCGTAATCTCGCAACTGTCCTGTTTCGTCCAGCATCAGACGCGGATATACAATGGATCCGTTTTCGGTGTTCATGTATTCCAGCTTTTGAGCCATAGGCTCTCGCGGACGCTGCATTTCTGGATTCTTGAACGGAAACAATATGTCTCTGACAAATGGCGTGGCACTGTTGTCACGCAAAATGCGCTCGACACCAAACTCACGATAGGCTTCGTCCAGTGTCCTATTGGGATTGGTGTCTACCTGCGACATTCAGTCCTCCAGCTTTTCAGCGATGCGCTCGGCAAGCTTCATATCAGAAGTTCGCGCATTAAACGAGACACCAAGTTCCTTTGCCTTGGATTCCAGTTCATCGCGGGTCGGGTCAGAAACTTCGTCGATAGCGTCCTCAAACGCTTCAGCGGCTTCGATAACCTTGGCGGCCTTCTTACCGCCTAGAGCAGCTTCATATGACGGAAACCAGCCTTTAGCGGTCAATACGTCAAATGCTTCCTGATCGGCAGCGCCTCTTGTGTCATAGGTTCCGCCACGCGGCATTTTGAATGGGCCGGGAACGCGAAACATGATTGTCGGAAAGTCAGTCATTTCTTTTTCCGCTTCGGAGCCTTGCTTGGCTTGCCTGCTTTCATAGCAGCATCGCGGGCAACATTGAGAGCAATGGCGATGGCCTGCTTTTTCGGGCGGCCAGCCTTTTCTTCCATCTTGATGTTCTTGCCGATGCTTGAACGGCTGTAACCTTTTTTAAGCGGCATCTCATTTGCTCCTTAAGGAAGGTCGGGGGGGATGACTTCCAAATCCCCCCCTCCCAATTAGACTTACGTCTGGTTGAAAAGCAGAATGCCTGCCATTTCAGGGTTTGTACACACAACGCCGTAGAGCGTATCGAGCGTGTAAAGCGTCTGGAATGTCAGCGGATCGAACTTCTTGGTCATGACCAGTTCGATGCCCTGATCGGTCGAAGCGCGCAGAACGTCCACGCCAGCACCATCAGGAACAGCGTAACGGCCCGGAAGCAGTTCGATCGAATTCTTGTGCCAGAACGGGTTGATGTTCGAAGCAGCGATGTTCTTGAAGATGATCGGAGCAGTTGCCGAAGTCGATGCAACGAACACGTTCTGATACTGCTGTTCAGCATCAGTCGGGGACGAGTTTGCACCAATGATCGGCGGGCTGATCGTCATGGTCGTGCCGCTGTCAATCGAGATAACGCGGAACGTCTTAAGCTGTCCCGTGCTACGCTTTGTGATGTGGTGGACCGCTTCGATGCCGGTGATTTCAAACGAGTCACCAGCAAGAATGCCGGTGGTCGAAGAAACAGTAACCTGCTGATAGCGGTTGTCCACGTTGAGAACGCCAGCAACGCTGGTCGTGGTTGCCTGCGGAACGTAACGCACCTGTGCGCCGTTGGTGGCGATGGTGCGGCTTGCCGAGTTGTCAGCGCAACGGTTGGCATAGTCGAGCTTATAGGTCTCGAAGCCAGCCACGGGGCCAACATACGAACGCTCGTAAGCGTTAGCCGACTTAGTGCCGGTGAACGAACGAGTTGCCACAGCCAAATTGCCAGCCATGCCGTTGTAATCGCGGCTCGACAGAGCGAGGTAACGATCACCAGCCATGACACCCTGTTCGTTCATGATGCTATCGCACAGAGCAATGTCATCATAATCGCCAGCGGGGGTTGCAACAGAAACAACGAGCGTACCCTGCGCCGAAGCAACGTCCATAACCGACAGGTTAATGTCCGAAGCAAGCTTCTGCTTTGCAGCATCGCCCAGGCGACCTTCCTGCAATGCGTCACGCAGTTCCAGAGCGTCCATCTGCCAAGCCGAGCACTGGCTGAAGCCGAGGGTCGAAGGAACCGAAAGCTGCGTCATGTTCTGAATGTCGCTTGCAATCGTGGTGCCGACAGTACGGCTGAACGACTGGGCGATGTAGGGCTGCGGACGCCAGATGGTGTCACGAGCGCGTTCCATCGTCACGCCGTTGGTGTTGTATACGTTGATGTTCTTCGAGAGAATCAGCGCATCGTTGAAGCCTTCGAGGATGTTTTCAAAGGCGACAATTTCTTCTTTTGAAAAGGCGTTAGCCATTGTCTTAACTCCAAATTAGGTTTTCTTGCCGCGCTTGTAGGCCATGACCTTTGACAGATCTCCAGTCTTAAGAGCCTCTTCACGCAAACGATCAAGGGTGGAATCCACACTGCCTGAGATTCTACCGCCTCCAGTGGAGATGGTGCGTTCAGGTGATGCGGCTGCTTTACGGTTTGTTACTTTCAACTGAGTCTCCAGTTTCGCTACCGCAAAGGCGAACTTTACGGGGTCAGTAATAGAAGCAAGCTCTTTGGCTTTGGTTGCGTTTTTGCCAATTGCGTAAACAAGCAGAGCAGGATTGTCAGAACCCTGAAGAACGATTCCCTGTTGCGTGACGTTGAAGGTTTCGAGAGCCGTAGCTTCTGCATCTTCGTAATCGCGCACCCTTAGCGAGGCTTTCGCTTTCGCATAGGAATCAAGCTTGTCCTGCCAGGCTTTGGCTTCAGCATCTTGCTGGGCCTTAGCATTGGCTTGGGCTGCATCGTATTCGCGTTTATGCTCATACCATTCAGCAAGCTTTTGTTCGTACTCTTCTGGATCATAATCGAAGTCTTCAAGCTTTGGCTTTTCGCTTAACGTGGCTGGCTTTGGTTCAGCAACGGTGGCGTTCAGCTTGGCTTCAAGCTCACGAATCTGACGTTCTTTTTCTCTGTTTGATTTGCGCAATTCACGCACCCATTTAGGCGCTCGCGCTTCTTCTTCTTGAGGTGGCGATTCCTCACCAATGGATATGACAACCTCATCCTCTACAATATCGTCATCTGAAGTTTCGTCGATGGCATTGTTCTCATCGTCGAGTTGCTCTTGTGGAGCGGCTTCAATCTCAATTGCTTCGATGTTGTCTGCGTTATCCAATTCTGCCGTTTTCATATTATACCCCAATCAACTCACCCTAATTAAGCGAAGGGTGGAACCGCTTGCGTTTAATATCACACGGTTTCGTTCAAAACGCAATGATATCAAAATCCAATAGCTAACAGTAGCAGCCTGTCATCTTCCTGCGCATCAAGCAGTAGGATTTCAATTGCTTCTTGCTCTTCGTCCAGGAACCTTTGCACCTCATCTGCTGCCGCTTGCAGATCAGCGTTAAAGGTCAAATCATTCTGATCGTTGGCAGCTTTGACGCTTAACTGGATTTGCAGTTCATTAAGCTGCTTGCGCAGTGCGTCAGCGGTTCCCTTTTCGTTCAGATAAGAATTCAGGCTTTTGGCTGTTTTCTTCGCGGCAGCTAATTTGCTGTCATTCAGAACATTGATGTTCTCTGCAACGCGATCCGCTGATAGCGCCGCCTCAAGTTGTGCGCGCTCGTTGGCAAAGCCTTTTGCCTTGCGCTTGCTCTTGGGCTTGGCTGGCTTGCTGCTTGATGAAGCTTCGCCACCGCCACCGCCGACCAATTGCACAGGCGGATCAACGACAGTGACGGGATAGAAGATGTTCGTGTTAACGAATAGGCTTGGCGATAGCTCTTGTGGAAGGCCAGCTATCGCAACCGTTGGGCTGTAAAAAGTTTGTTCATTAGTGAACAGCGATGGCAACAGCAGATTGATTGCCGATGCAGTTGGCCCGTAGAATGTCTGGGTGTTTGTAAATAGGCTGGGTTGAACCGCTCTGGTTGTCGTTACGGCAGGCGCAAAGAATGTTTGCGTGTTGGTGAACAGCGCGGGTGAAACTGTGTTGGAGCGTGTAGCTGTTGGGCTGTAGAAGGTCTGCGTGTTTGTGAAAAGCGCAGGCGACACCGCATTGCTTGAAGTGCGGGTCGGGCTATAAAACGTCTGGGTATTGGTAAACAGGCCAGCAGATAGATTGCGGGTTGTCGTTACTGTCGCATTGTAGAAGGTTTGGGTGTTCGTAAACAGTGCAGGGGCAACGATTCTTACCTGTGCAACTGTAGGCGAGTAGAAGGTTTGCGTGTTGGTGAGTAGCGCAGGGGCAAGAGTGATTGTGCCGCGACCAACCGTCGCAGCGTAGAAAGTCTGGGTATTAGTAAACAGCGCAGGGGTAAGTGTTTGGCTGAACGGGCCAGAAGCATTAAATGTCCAATTAATCCATACAGGTGCGTTTGCACTATTTCGCGCAGCAACATTGACAACTTTACGCGGATTTGCGCCCCTGCCCCTGCCCCTGCCCCTGCCCCTGCCAAGCCAAGCGGAGCGAAGCGGAAAGTCGCCCTGTCCAGGCATTAGCCTTGAGTTTCGATGTACTGCCCAATGAAGTTAGTGGCAGTTGTTGCACTAGGAAACCATACAAGCTGCAAAACACTACCATCGTAAATGCGCGGCATCCCTGCCGTCAGTACGTCAATAGCGTTACCGATGTTGGCAGATGTAACTTCTACCTGAGCGAGAACACGGAACAGCACTAAGTGCATCGTACCACTGGTGCGAGTAGCGGACTGCGTGAAAGATGATGCTGAAGTAAGCGATCTAATACCTGTATCGCCGGCACCTAAAGTAAACACCTCAAAAGTGCCGACAGGAGGCGAAGCAACGGCAGCGAATGTTCCCGTGCCAGTGTTGCCATCTTGGTCGTTATAAACCAACGTAACAGTAGGCGTTCCCGTGCCTCCCGTTGCTGACCATTCAATAGCAGCCATCACGTTAGCGCCATTAGCCGTCCCGTCGCCGGATCTGGCGGGAAGTGCTGCCGATGTGATGGCTTGACCCGCCGTAGAAGTGACCGAAAGTCCGCTGTTGTTCCACATACGGTCGATCAGCCACAAAGTGCCCGGTGTACTAGCGTTGATGCCTAAACGTGCAAGGTAAGCAAATGCGCCGCCTGTTGGATTTGTGCGAGGAAGCATTCCTGTCACGGGTGCAGTAACTGCCGCGCCGTTAACGCCAGCGGCGTTTGCTGTAGCAGCGCCGGGATTTCCTGCCGCATACCACGGGGTGTATCCGCGCAATGCTCCGACAGCGGCGGTTCCAATACCTACCTTTGTGATAGGTACTGGAGCTTGCATACCAGCGATAGCGCCGTCTAGTGTCGTAATCGCCATTAAATCACCTCTATCAGAACGGATTCATCAAAGTCCACGCCATCTGCATTTTGCCAAGCGCCGGTTTCGGATTGGCTGACCACTTCCCAAGGATCTGGGAAAAATTCATCAAATGGCGCAAGTGCCTTAACGATGGAGCCAATGCCAATTGCCATATATCACCTTAAAGCTGGAAAATACCAGAAACGCTCCAAGTGACAGTGATATCCCCGCCATTCGGTGTGACAGGAAGGCCGGTAACGCCGCTGTCAATGTAAGCCACAAGGCGCGAGGTACCAGCCGTGCCGGTGTCGATATAAATAACCAGAGCCTCGACCGAGTTACCAGTCACGCCGCTATAGGTCACGTTATCACCATCAAATAGGCCATTGGCTACCGTGGTGGCAGCGATGGTCTGTGCCGTTCCAACAACGCCGGTAAGCGAAGTCAGGAATTCGTGAGCAGCCGAATAGGTGTAAACGCCAGTATCAACCAGCGCGACCTTGACGGTCAGATCATTAATGTCCGTGTTTGCAGAACCATCAAGCAGGGCTTGCTTGTAAAGCGGGTAAATTGCGTTTGCCATGAGTTATCCTTTATTCAATTCCAACGATCTTGCCTTTTTCGCGTATCAGCTTTTTAGGCCGATTGACCGCTTTGATGGCAGCTTGTGCGGCTTCACGCTGGTTTTTTGTCATGATCTCTACCGCATCTTTGAACCCTGCAACGCCGCTATCAATTCCAGAAACAGCGTTCGTAATGTTCTGGCTGGCTTCCGAAAGGCTTTGCGCTGCCGTGATCTGGGCTTTTACAGTGTCAACCTTTGACTCTATTTCCTCAAGCTGGCGCATCTTGATCGCTAGATCGAATCGCTTGCTTTCAATGTCCAGGCGCTCACGCTCTTGCTTGATCGGGTCAACTTCCTCAACCTTAACCTCAGTGCGGGTGTTTTTAGTCGGGTTGTCAATCTCAGACAGGATCGAAAGCGTATCGGCTTTGGCTTTCTCAGCGTTTGCCATTGTAAGCTCAGTGTCAGCCAATGCTTTGCGCGCCAGTGCTTCAGACTTCTGCGCTTCAGCCATCAGATAGACCGTCTGCGGATCTTGCTGCTGCTGTTGAGCCATCATGGCTTCCATCATCTGCTGCTGTTCTTCATCAGTCGGCGGAACAACGCCCATCTGAACGAGCTTCTTGCGGAAGAAGTCCTTAATGTCAGAGATGCCTTCACCGTCCATGTTCATGATCGCCATAGACTGAAGGATCATCTGTGTTTCAGGATCGCTTGTAACCTGCATCATTCCAGTCAGTGAACGGACAGTGGATTCGCGGCGGCTGGTGAACGACGGGCCAACATCGACAGCAACATCAAAGTTGGCTTGGCTTAGATCATTCTCGTAAACCAATTCGCCAGTTTCAGCGTCAATGGTCGGCTTCATCATCTCGATGGATTCAACCTGCTCCATCGCGCCGATTGACTTCATCTTACGTCCTTCTTCGACGTAAATGTCTTTAGCCATCGACAGCCATATCTCACCGCAGCGGCGCATAGCCTTCGCCATGTTGGTCATGTAGATGAATGACTGCATGTCCAAACGGGTCTGGATCATCTCAACGGCTTTACCGCTGATGTTGCTGACCATCTTGTCCGCTTGCTGACTATTACCAAGAATTTCCGCCATATCCTGCTCGGTCAACTGCAAGAGCGCAGCCATCGCCGGAGGAATGTCGGAAGACTTGGTATAAGCAACAGGGCCAGCGGCTTGCGTCTCGCCATTCGGGCCAGTGATTGGATTGACCAGCAGATAGGGATAATTACGGATATTATCCTCTGCCCACATCACTTGGTGTCCAGCGACCTGCTCAGGAACGAGGATCGGCTTTTCAACGGATGAAAGCGCACTGATCTCACCCAGCTTTGAAAGCTGCATGTTCTTCAGGCGCTGCGGATCTTTAGCTAGGCGAACATGGCCCATGCAACGCTCGACGTTATCGACGAACCAACGCTTGCCGTAATAGGGAACAATCGGAATGTTCTTGCCAGCGATGTAGCCAGCATCTTCGAGGATGCCCCCACCGCTCATGATGTATTTGTGAACGCGCCGACGCTTCACCCGCTTCTGGCGAACCTCGATGGTTCCAACAGCCAGGAGAGTTTCTTCAAGCGTTTCGTCTGCGTCAAAGTCTGCCTGCGTGTAGCGTTCTTCCTCGCCAGTGATGGTCTGGAATATGCGGATCGTCTCGCGCACTTCTTCGACGCGGTAATATTCCGCCACGAACACAACGTCTGGCGTGTCCCAGTCAAATTCGTATTGGTGAATCTCTTTAGGCCATGTGGTCGGATCATCGTTCCATTCAGCGCGATAGGCTTCGCGGGTCATCGAATAGAGAACGAAGCAATATTTAGCGTCCGACTTGTCCTGGCGCTTTGCGTCTAGATCAAAGAATACGCTGCTATCAGCGTCATAGATCGGTTCAAAGCGGATGCGCTGCTTTTCATTCTCATCGTCTTCATCGTCTTCATAGACGGTGCGCAGACGCCATGCACCGAAGCCACCGCCAACACCTTCCTCGAAAGCATTGTCGAAAGCTTCATCTGCAACGCTGTCCTGTTCGTCAGCGCGATACAATCCGTTGCAAGTCTCAGCCAGCTTATCGTTGCTGCTTCCGTCCTTGGACACAAAGTCAACACCGATGCGGTTGTTGCGGTATTCGTTGATGATACGAATGACGCTCAGGTGAACCTTGTTTACCTCAAAGCGTGGCTTGTTCTCGAACTGCTCACCGATGGGGCCTTCCCATTGTGCGCCAGCGAGTGAATAGAAACGGCGATCCTGAAGGCACTGCAAGCGTTCATCGCGCATGGATGACTGACAGCGATCAAACTCAGTCAATGCCGCCTGATGCACATTGCCGAGCCGTTGTTCTCTAGTCAGTCGAGCCATTTACCACCTGTTCACCGTTGCTAGAGGTTGGACTTCGACAGCCTTTTTAGGTGCTGCTCTCCGACTAGCCTCGCACGCATAACGCAGCGCGTCTATCAAGTGATTATCACGATCTGCAAGAACTGGCAATACTGCGCCTGTCAGCGGGTCGGTCTTATAACTGTAGCAGGATAACTCATCAATCGTATGCTTGCAGCGGGGATGCACCACAATGTCGTGCGACTTAAGCCATTCAATGCCTTCCTCGACAGACTTCGGGCCTTTGATCGCTGGCATGATCTTCGGGAAGCCGTGGCGCTGCATGTGGCTAATTGTCTCAGGTCGGGCGCTGTCAGCAACGATAGGCCATTTCTCGGACTCTGGCACGGTCAGGAACAGATCAGGCGTGTCCATAATCTCGCAGCCCACCCGATAGGCTTCGTGATCGACATAGATCGTGCGCCCGATAACGTGACAGCGGATCAAGACTGTCGGGTCTGAAGCAAAGCCCCAGTCAGCGCCGAACCGGTGTGTTGCGTCTTCAGGTGTGTCGAACTCCTCGATGCTCCAGTTGCGGAACACCCGTGCCTCGCTGTTGCTGAGATAGCTGCCGAGCCAGACGTGCTTGTATTTGTCAGGATCGCGGCTTCGATCGTACTCCATCTCTGCTTTGAGAACGTCAGGGAACCAAGGATTGCGATCCCAATTAACGCGTAAAAATATTGTTTTTGGCGGCTTGGTTTCACCAACAAACATTACATCCACTGGATCGGTTTGGTTTTTAGGATTCCAAGTAAAATATATTTGGCTGCCGGGTTTGCGGATTGTTGGTATCAGGATGTCCAAGCTGGCTTGACTAACAGTCTGCGCCTCTTCCACCCAGCAGACATCAATGCCCTCGATTGACTTAATGCTGTCAATGTTTGAGCGCAGGCCAGCGAATAAAATTAAAGATCCATTTTGTCCGCGTATCTCTGTATCAGTTGACACAAAGAATTCTTGCAACCCAGCACGCGCAATGGTGTCATCAAGCAGCCGCTTCACAGAATCTTTGATTGATTTCTGGATCTCACGGGCGCATAAAATGCGAAGCGGTTTAGATGCGGCGCGGAGAATCAACGTTGTAGCGACAGAATAACTCTTCGCACTACCTCGCCCCCCCAATAAGGCAAAATACCTAGCCTCCTCATCAAACAGGCTTTCACACCATTCTGGCAATTCAAGATTAGCCACGCGCCAACTTTCTTACCGAGACACTCAAGGCTTTTTCAACATCCCATCCGGAATCTAATCTGTTTCGAATCACGGTGGCTGGAATGCCTGTCTCACGCGACCATGCTGCCGCTGTCATAATTTTCCCAAAAGCCTCAATTGATCTAACATTTGTACGAGTCGATGCTTGTTGAAAGGCGTCAGCCCAAACGCAGTTTGCAGGCTCGTAATTTCCATTTGTATCCAAGCGCTCTAAGCTGTGTTTGCTTGATGGCTTTGGCCCCATGTCTTCATAGAAATTTTGGAATTCAGCCCAGCGCTCGCACACAGTAATTCCTCGCGCACCATAACGCTTATAGCTATGCACGTTCGGATTAAGGCAGCGCGATTTCATTGATGCCCAAGCATGATATTCTGAAGCCGATCTTTTGCGCTCCTTGGTTGTGTGGCCATGCGTTCGCTGCTTCTTTCCTGCAACCTTTGCGCTCTCAGCATGAAGACAGCCACAAGAACGCTTATGCCCATTTTTCAGATAAGTGCTGATTGATGTCGTTTCAGTGCCACAATCACAAACGCATTTCCAGACTCTCCCCCTCTTGGTTTTCCCAATATCGCAAACTGCAATTAGTTTGCCAAAGCGGCGTCCAGATAAATTTTCAGCAATAGGCATAATGGCTCCTTCGCATCATCATGCCATACGCTGTTTAATCATGCAATGGTTTTACAAAGCGAACGGTCACATCAGTTTTAATATCGCCATTGACGTTTAGCTTTGATGGAGCGTCAAGACCGATCATTGCGTTGATGGCTTTTACAGCGTTCACCTTGTCGCTTGGCTTGGCGTCCTGGTCTATGCCTTTGGCTATCGTGGAGAGAACATCGAGGCTGTCTGCCATCGTCCAAACGACACGTTCAGCGATTGCGGCTTTAAGTTCAGCAACCCTTCCCGATATATTCCCGTCAGCCATTAGCTCACAAGCACGCTTATATGTGGTCTCAGGTTTGGTCGTTGGCTTAACATTGAAGGCTGCTCGATAAGCGTCAGCTTGGCTTTTGCCTTGTGCGACTTCTTGAGCAAATCGCTCTTGTTTAGGTGTCAATGCCATTGTCTCAGCTTCCATAAAAGGACTGGTAAAGCCACTATAGCAATTCCTATGCTACCAAACAAGCCGATGGCAGTCCAAAGTGCGGCGAGACCTAATGCGTCTGCCTTGGTCATATAAACATATCGCCTTGACGTTGTGCATCTTCAATGCGCTTGCAGGCTATGTCGAAGTAATCAGTATCGCGCTCAATGTAGATAGCTTTGCGCCCCATAAGCACGGATGCGACTGCCGTAGAGCCTGATCCGCCAAATGGGTCGAGAATGGTTTGTGGATTATCAAGTTTGTTGATGCACCATTTCATTAAATCAATTGGCTTTTGTGTGGGGTGAACCTTGCCTCCATCCATAGACTGCGGACGCATTCTAAAAATTCGGGCAACAGCATCAATGTTTGTCCAAGCCATCTCTAAATCGGCAAAATCACGCCCATCGTTTTGCTTGTCCCAAACTAAAATGCATCGAGTTGCTGGAAGCGAGAAATAATTTCCACCCCAAATAATTGCCTGTTTTGTCATGCGAACAATTTCTGCAAGGAAGTTGGCCTCTGGGGTTTCGTTGTCCCATGATTTGCCACCCATGCCGCGACTTACGGCGAGGCGATTGCTTTTGGTTATGTTTATCCCATAAGGCGGATCAGTCACTACAGCATCCACCTTGCCAAGCGTAGGCAGAATATCGCGGCAATCGCCCAGATAAAGCGTGGCGTTACCTATGATAACAGGATCAGCCATCACATCACCCCATAGTGTCGAAGGTAGAACTTCGCCCAGGCGTCTGTTGGGTAACACCCAGCTTTCCAGTTATCGCGTAAAGCAGCCTTTGACATTTTGCCTCGCTTCCATCTGTCTAGGTCTATCAGGAATTGTGTGCGGTTATTCGGCCTTCCGTAGCCGCTGGACATATCCCTCACCCTCTCGACGTAGCAAACCAGTCTCTACGCAAATGCGTTTCCAGCGTTCCGGCTTTGCGTCGATCACAGATTGATCAACTGGGCCATCGCGTAAATCAGCAACGAATTGATCGAATACCGATTGCGTGAAGTCTTCGCACTTGCGCAAGGCTCGATCTTTGCGCGTCGGTGGCGTCCGATATTCACCCAAGAAGCTTAGGCATTGGCGTGGCGTTGGGAACCAGTCCAATTCGCGGCAAGCCCTCTCGGTCATGTATGACAAAGCTTCCTTGCTATATCCGCCGAGCAATCGAACGTAGACCGCGAACCGCTTTTGCCCTGTTGCCTCATCAATGTTTTTGGCTGGCAGGGTCGCTGCGATAAATTCAAGCTGCCGAGCAATCTCTTGCGGACTTGCCAGATCCGCTTCAGCGGGGAGCGATAAGGCGAGTTGGCGAAGCTTGTCGCATTCCTCCATCGTCATCAAAGGCTGGGAAAGCATCCTCTCGATTTCCGACTTCGCGGAGGACAGAGAGGAAGCCATCGGCTTGTTTTCTGTTGCTTGCAGAATTGTTTTGACTGCTGCTGATATGTGCATTTTGCCTGTCCTTAATTTCGTAGAGGTCTGTCCATCCGTTCATCGTGCTGCGATCCAGCACCTCGGCAATATCCTGTCCAGCGTGACGCATTTTATCCAGTTTGCTTAAAGCTCGTGTGTAACCTCTATCGGTTAAGGGTTTCTTAAGCTTTAACCTCATATCAATCCAACCATACCAAGCGTCCAATGGCATCCAGTCAGGGATATAAATTGAACCCATTTTGCTAGGGGGACTATAGGGGGTTATAACATCTGGTTTAATATCTGTGTTTATATCTGGTATAGGTTCGCCCTTCTGGTCATTTTCATTTGACCGTTTGGGCAAGTCGGATTTTCCAATAGGGCAAGTCGGTGCATACCATTTTGTTCGATCATATGCGGACTTGTTGAAAGATCCGCTGACAAGCAAACCATCGTCCTCCAGCTTGGTCAAAGCCGTGCGAATTTGCTTTCCAGTCAGATAGGGGAACAAATCAGCAAATGCCGAAACGCTGTTATACGTCCACCACAAGCCATCGTGAAAATGCTTGTTGTTGGCTGCGTTCTTTTCAGCCCACCAAACAATGTTTTGGAAAATAACGGCGGCGTTCAAACCGACCTTGGCGGCAACCTCTGGATCGAAGCTGTGCCGACTCATAACACAATGCCTTGCGTTATGGTTTTGTGGCGTGTATTACTCAACATACTCAATGCCTCCTACTTAGGCGTTGTTTAGGGCGGGTTGAGCGATGCCTCTCTAACGCTCCCCGCCCGCCCCACTAACCATAAAATGCGCTTTAAGTCAATCTCAGTTCCCAGTCAGGATACAGATGTCTGAACAAAGCAGCACGCAACGGGAAGTCTCGAACGACGAAGCCCTTCACGTCTTCAGCGATAAGCTTCCCACGCTCCATATAGGTAAAGTCGGGTCGATAGCTTGCCACCCGTCCGTTGCCCATTTTGAGAGGCTTGCCGTTGACCATAAACTCGAACTTCGGCTCAATGGTCAAACCCTCGATCTCCCTGCCTCTCTGTAATAGGTGCAGTTGATCGCAACGCTTGGCTTCACGCTTTGACGCATGAAGATGCCCATTCGTGCAGGCGGTTTTCTTGGCGAAATATTTAGTCACGCAAGGCCCTCTCCACTCGTTCGACCGCTGCGGCAAACTCATCGTCTCGCTCGATTAGGTTCTCGACAACGCGCACGCCATGAAAGGCTGTGCTGTGATCTGTGCGGCCCAGCATGTTAGCCATCTGCAGATAGGACATATGTCCACAGTTGCGGCTCATCACATACCAGGCGACCTGCCTAGCCCTTACTCGCTTCTTGGATCGGCTAGGGCTAATCAATGATTGCTTGTCGATGTTGAATTCATTCATCACCGCTGTAACCACTGCCGAGCCACTGTTGCGTCTGCGGCGCTCAATATGCGGCGGCGAATACCATTTGGGAAACATGTTCATGCTTCACCACGGGCGATTGCCGCCATGCGCTTTACAGTGGCATTGGCCCCCGGAGTTTCTTGCGCCGCAATGCGCTCTAGACGCTCGTTCTTGGCTGCCAGCGCATCTGCAAGGCGTGACTGGCTATCTGCCATGTCTTTGAAGGCTTTTTCTACCACCTCGATTTGCGCACTCCATCGCGCCAATACGCAGTCAATATTAGGCTCACCTTTGCGCTTGCGCAGCCTATCGACAGCGGCCCAGCCTGCCAATACGCAGGCTGCTGCAAAAAATAGTTCTCCAATCATTTTGCCAACCTCCTATAATATTCAATTTCGTGCGGCTTCAGCTTGCTGTGCTTCAAGTGGTAAGATGCCAGCGCGGCAAGCAACGGATCGTCTGTCCTACGGCGAACTGTGCCGCGAAAGCTTCGATCACGCTTAAAGTCCCAACCAGATGGGTTGCCCTGCCCTGGCAGATACTTCTTTGGCAGTGATGCACGCATCTTAGCCATGTCAACCCTTGACAAAGTAACGCCGAAGCGGTGGCGAACATGAGCGAGGATCGTACTGTCATCGCTTATGTACGTTGCGAGATAACGGGCCAGTGCGACTGGCGTCGATGGTGATTCGTAAATCATGCCTGAAGCCTTTCCAAAAGATCCTGACGGCCCATTTCTTTGGCGATCTGCATTGCCTTTTTGCGTGCAGCAACTCGGCTGGGTAGAAAGCGTCCGTCATTATCACGGGCCTGCTCAGGCTTGAGCCAGCGGGATAAAATCTTAATCATGGTTTCTCCTTATGAATTATTTTCCATTGTGATTTGATCTGGTCTGGGCGGATAAATTCAAAGCCCATCTTCTGAAGCAATGCGCCTGTCACATGGCGCGGCGGATAAAATGCTACTGCATCGAACGAAGCCGACACAGTAGCTAGGTTCCCACTGGGAAATGCGTCTAAACCAGTGGGGGAGGAGGTCATCTACTCATCTCCGCCAAAGCCTTTTCCAGCTTGCCAATTGTCGGAAGCGTCGGGGCAATGCCCTGCTTTGTGTAGCGGTGTGCAATTGATGGCGAGACATTCGCAGCACGAAACAAAGCGTGCAGTTCAATGCGGCGATCTAAAGCGGTTTTAGCCACTTCATCCATGAGAGTTTTTCTGTCCATATCGGCCCTATAAATTAGACGCTTTTTAACATCAAGCGAAAAATTTCGAATTTATTTGTTGACCTAAATTGCAATGTGCGTAAAGTGGGGGCAACAACAACGGAGGCAAAAATGCAAAAAGTCATTTACCCGCACTTTGATAACCCAGAGACCAGCGACGAAGAACGCGCATTGATCGAGCGTCTTAAGGCGCAACCAATGCCAGCCGATCTTGCCGAGCGCATCGAGCGTATCAATAAAGCTTTCGGGGCGCAGTCATGAACGGCGGCCTTTCACAATTTACCCGCGTGCTGGAAAGCGTTGACCTGATTACGGTCTGGCCTGCCGAGCCGATCAGCGTAGACTTCTACCTGAACGCCAGCAGCGAAGCATGGGATGCAGAGATGCGCAGCCGCTACGGCGATGATTGGGAATCGCTCGATCAGGCCGATAGCTTTACGCAGCAAGAGTGGAATGAATGGAAAGCAGAACAGGAGGCTTTAATATGAAAGAGATTATAACCGCTTTGGCTAAGGCACTTCCCGAAGTTGACAGTGCTTCGAAGGATAAAAGCAACCCAGCGTTTCGGTCAAAATATGCCGACCTTGGCAACGTGATCGAAGCGATCCGCCCTATTGTAAAGCACGGTCTCTGGTATCGCCAAGAAACGATTGAGCATGAACAGGGAGCCTGCGTTGAAACCTTTTATCTGCATATAAGCGGAGAGGAAAAGAGCGGTGGCAAATGCTTTATCCGTGCGTCAAAGCAAGACGCTCACGGCTTCGGTAGCGCCCTTACCTATTGCCGCCGTTATGGCTTGATGGCTGCTTTCGGGATCGCGCCCGAAGATGATGATGGAAATGCTGCCGTCAAACAGGTTAAGCATTCCGAACCGATCAACCAGACGCAATGCGATATGCTGCGCACGCTGATCGAAGCCAGCGGATCAAACATCGTGGCATTCTGCAAATATTATGGGATCGAATCGCTGCCGGAATTGCCTGCAAACAAATTCGCCCATGCAGAAAAAAGCCTGCAAACCAAACTAGCGGCCAAGGGAGAGAAAGAATGATCGAGCAGCGCACAACCGAATGGTTCGCACAACGCTGCGGCCATCTTACCGCTTCACGCATTGCCGATATGATGGCGCGCACCCAGAAAGGCTGGGGCGCGTCTAGGGCAAACTATGCTGCCCAACTTATTGCAGAGCGCCTAACAGGTGTTGCGGAATCTGGATTTACAAGCGCAGCGATGCAGCATGGCATAGACACAGAAGCAGCCGCTAGAGCCGCCTACGGCTTCATGCAGGACGTTGAGGTTGTCGAAGCCCCATTCGTTCTGCATCCCCGCCTAGCATGGTCTGGTGCGTCTCCTGATGGCTTTGTGGGTGATGCTGGGCTGGTCGAGATTAAATGCCCCAATACTGCAACGCACATCACCACACTGCGCGGCGGCGAGATTCCCGACAAATACATCAAGCAGATGCAATGGCAGATGGCTTGCACCGAAAGAGATTGGTGCGACTTCGTTAGCTTCGATCCGCGAATGCCGGTTGAAATGCAATTGCACATTCAGCGGGTTGATCGGGACAATGACTTGATCGCGGAGATCGAAAGCGCCGCGATTGGGTTCCTTGATGAAATTGCGGCAACCGTCGCAGAACTAGAAGCCATTTATAGAAAGGCAGTATAATGACAGTTATTACAACCATCGTCGGCAATGTCGGCAAGGATGCGGTTTATAAGGAAGGGCAAAGCGGAAAAGGTTTCGTTAGCTTTTCCGTGGGCGCATCAGTGGGCTGGGGCGATAAGAAGGAAACGCTCTGGTTCGATGTGACGAAATGGAACTCTAGCCCCAAGCTGGCAGAGATGGTTCTAAAGGGAACCAAGATCACCGTGATCGGTGAATTGTCTACCCGTGAGCATAACGGCAAGACTTACCTGCAAATCAATGCACAGACTGTCGATCCGCAAAGCCGATCAGGTGGCGCACCGCAGCCGACAACATCAGACGATTCGTTCAATATGGACGATTCGGATCTCGACGATTCAGTTCCATTTTGAGGAAGGAAAAGATTATGAACGTAGCAGCAGACCAACTCCGCCTATATCTGGAGCGCATCGAGCGTCTTGAGGAAGAAAAGCGCGGCATATCGGAAGACATTAAAGAAGTTTATTCCGAAGCCAAATCCAATGGCTTTGACGCGAAGGTTATGCGCCAGATCGTAAAGCTGCGCCGCATGGAAACCCATGTTCGCCAGGAATGGGAAGCCGTTCTCGAAACCTATAAAGACGCACTGGGTCTTTAAGATGCTGCCGCCCCGTCGCCCACAAGCTGCAAAGCGTCCCAAGCGGTTCGTATCGCCAGCGCATTGCAAGTTCGTTCGCTCCCACGCCTGCTGCGTGTGTCAGACCTATGATCATATCGAGGTTGCTCACGTCAGAACGGGAACGAACGGGGGGATGGGGTTAAAGCCTGGCGATTATTGGACGATCAGCCTTTGCCGCGATTGCCATTCCGAACAGCATAGGATTGGTGAGCAGTCTTTCGAGACAAAGCACGGCATCAACATGAAGGAACTTGCACGGGCATTTGTGAAAGCCAGCCCGAAGCGGAGTGAGTTGGAAAGGGCGCGTGATGGATAAGCGCACGATCAAGCTGGTATCAGCAGCGCACCGATATCGAGCCGCCAGCCTTATCTATCAGGCTCCACAAGGCTATGTCATGGCGATAGGCGAAGAAACCCGCACGCAAGAACAGAATCGCCTTATGTGGCCCTTGATCGCGGACATACAGGCGCAGGTTCCAGAGACAGCCACATTCTCAGCCGATGATATGAAATTGCGCTTCCTGCACGCATTGGGCCAGGAGATGCGCTTTCTGCCAGAATTGGAAGGCTCTGGAATGTTTCCCTGCGGCCAGCGATCAAGCACGCTGTCGAAGTCACAATTTAGCGCATTGATCGAGCTTCTGTTCCAATACGGCGCAAAACATGGCGTGCGCTGGTCGGACAAATCTCAGCGAACGATTGACCTGAATGTAAAATAATTATTTTGTGCGAATTATTCTCTTGCAATATGTGTGAAGGTAATTATTCTGACCACATCAACCACAAGCGGAGAATGAAAATGGAAATGATAGTAGTTTTCAATCAAGGGTACAAGGCAGCGAAGGCTGGTGAACCTCGCGTTGCGCCCGAATCGATTCAGTATCCGATCTTTCATTATGTAACAAAGCAAATCACCCATTATGAGAAGGCGCTTCTTGACCGCATGTCCAAGCAGGTCTGGCTCCAAGGTTTTGATAAATGGGAGAACGCAAATGCCGCTTGAAGCTTTTATCCTGCTGGGAATCATCCTGTGCATGTCGATTGTCGCTTATGACGAACTTTTCAAGGGAGGCAAATAATGCTTGCTGCTGAATTCACCAAAGGCCGCAAATCTGGTGCGGACACGCTCGATATTACGCGGATCGTCAATGGTCAGCGCACATATCTCGAAAGCTATGAAGTCTTGGGCAAACGCGAAGCCCGTAAAGTCGCGCAATCATTGGGCGCTACGCCTTGGAATTTTTAAGGATCAATCA